TAACTTTCATTTATATATATAATGTAAAAAAAATTGTTTAGTGTTATGTACGAAATTAAAAAAAATTTCACTTATATATCTTATCTTATCTTATCTTATCTTAATGCTTAAGGGGGGCTAAAAAAAAAGCCACTTTTTATAGTGGCTCTTTATTCTGTGTTTTTATTTGTTTAATGCTTTAATTTTTACCTTTGTTTTTAAGAACCAATTGCGCACTTGGTAAATTTCACATATTCATAATACAAATATTATAATTATATTTATAACTACCAAATTATTTTACAACTTTTTTTAATTTTTTTTATTGTACCTCTGTAATTTTATTTAATATAAATAGTATTCGCCTAAACTTGGGTTTTGTAATTGATAGCTAACTGCATACCTCAACGCATCAATAGCATGATTAAAATTGTCAACTGGTGTTTGACTTTTCTTTTCTAACCAACAATAATTATTTAACTCCTTAATTAATTCTGTGCTATCTTCTGTTATTATTAAATCATAATCTTGTAGTAAGCTTATACCAAATGTTATTGAACCTTGTCCTTTTATTGCAGGTACTATATTGCAATCTCTGCTTAATTCGTTTATTAGTCTTGGTTCTGCTGAATCACCCACTATTAAATGATCAGCAGCAAATTTTTTATTTAATACCGCAATTTCGCTTGTAGTTAGTTTAGGCTGGTAAAAACATAATTGAACATAAATAAGTTTGTTTTGCTTATCTATACTTGTTTTTACAAGCGTTGAGGCATCTGAAGAAAATCCGAAGTCTTGTCCAAATACAATTTTATTAACTTGTTTAAATTCACCTATTGACCAATTAGTAAATATAACACCCTCTGCTTTATCTAGCCATGCACCCTCAATAGTATGTTTATAACGTTCGGGCCTTCTTTCTTTCATTGTTTGTATTTGCTTTAAATAGCTAGGTGATAGGTTTTCAATATTATCTAAATACGTTGTATGAATGTATGTTGTGTCCTCTTTAGTTATGTTTGAACCTGCTTCGACTCCCCTGCTTTCAAACCAACGTTGATAAATAAAATGTTCTTTTGTACTTGGATTCAATATTAATATAACTCTATTATCTTGAGCTATATTTCTAACAGACAAATCAATCTTATCAAAAATGTTTTCATTATTTAATTCCTCTGCTTCATCCATAACCCAGGTAGTGATGCCCTGTAATGATTTAAGATTTGCAGTTTGATCTCCAGATGAGGTTTTTATCCCTCTAAATATTATTTTACTACCATTAGATTTATTAATTATTTCATCTTTTGTTATTGTAAAATTATTAGTAACGTTAAGAAGTTCTAACTTTTCAATAAATTCTGGAATAATTGAAATGCCAGCAGCTCGCAAAGTATATCTAGTGAATAAAATTGTGTGATTAGATTGGTACGTTAAGTATAGTAATATTATATTTATTGCAAATGATTTGCCCGAACCACGTCCACCCGTAACAATAAAATAACGTGCATCAGATGTTGCAAATACATTATATTTACTGCTTAAACTTAATGCCACTAATTAACTTTTTAAAGTCATGGTTAACAGTTTCAGTTGTGTTCATATCAACGGTATCTTTAAGCCTACCGTACAAATTATCATATAAAGTATTGAAAGCCTGCACATCTCCTTTTTTAATTGCTTTTTCAACCATAGCTTGAACCATTAAATATTCGTTTGTTCGCCATTCACTCTCGCCCGTTTGCGGGTTATCTGTTTTAACTAATAATGATAATATTTCTTTTATTATTGTGCTTCTATTTTTGCTGCCTTTTGGCCTGCCAGCAGGGTTTCCGCTCTCACCTTTTTTATATGGTATTAAATGTTCTTTACTCATTTTTTTTGTTCTGTTGTTGTTCTGTATTTGTATACATTTGTATGTTTTTTTTTAAGTATTCTTTTAGTTTGTTTTCTGCTTCTTTTTTCCACTTACTTTTTTTCATATTCGTTATATAATTTTTTCATTGTGTTATATAATTCTTTCACGCAGCTGCCACAGGTTGAAGGTTTTTTGTTATCGTTAAAAACTCTGTTGTGTATTTCTAATAATGCGGTTTGTTCGCTTGCTGACAATATTAATCTATTTATTTTAAAAAAACTTTTCAAAAACATATATTCACCCTCGTTTAAACATTCTATTTGTTTATAGGGAAATAATTTATTTAATTTTTCTTTTCTTTTGTCGCATCCGCAATCCTTTCCTAACTTATCAAATATCCATTTGGTGGCTGCTTTAATTCCTGTTGCTTTTGTGACCTTTTCTATACTATCACCTAAACCTTTACTTTTCATATAAACGTTTTTTTATTTTTTTTTTACATTTATTAATCACTTCAAATACTGTAACATGACCTAGTTTTGTTTCTTTTGCTAAACTTCTAACACTATTAAATTTTTTAGTATATAGTTTTAACAGCTTTTTATCAAACCAATAAAAATTATTTATAAGATTATTAATGTCTTCTTCTAGATATTTTGAATTTTCGTTGCTAGCTACATTTAAAATTTCTAAATTTTCATTTTTATTATATTTGTTTTTACGTTTTGCTTCTATTTGTATTATTTGTAGAATAGTTTTTTTTATTATACCAAAATGAGGTTTATTATTAATAATTACCTCATCAGCTTTCAATTTTTTATTATGTAATTGTTCTGCAATACTTAAATACATTTCTTGTATTATATCTTCAATAAAATATTGATCTTTGTTATACATTAAATTAAAAGCTATTTGTATACATTCTTTTTCATGTTTATATAATATTTTAAGAACTTCGTTTGCTTTCATTTCTTAACTCGTCCAATTCTAGTAACAAATTTACAAAATCCTCGAATTTAAAAGCAACATAATCATTTTCAAAGTTTTTAGTAAATACCACAACAGGTGTTTTTCTTGTGCCTGCTGCATCGCCTTCACTTTGATGTAGTGCTTTCCAAATGTTTAATTTTTCTTGGTTTTTACATTCCCAACTATACTCGGATAATATTCCGCTTGTTGTTAGTATGTCACCTTTTATAGAAAGTCCCCCACTGTTTGGTGTTCTTCTTATATTAGTATCAAATTTTTTTGCTAGTTCTTTAGCAATTTTTAATTCAAATCTTTTCCCTTTTTTATTAGCATTCATCAAATATAGTTTGTTGTTTGACATTTTCTTTTCTAGTTATTCCTAATACAGTTTCAAGTATTGTTTTACCCGCTTCATAGTCAACTAGGTTTCTTGCAATTTTATTAGTTGGTTGACTTCCTTTGTACTTAAAAAAATCGTAATCGTGAAATGCACATAGGTTTTTTACTTCATTTTTACCTACGCTAATTTTTACTTTTCTTTTACTTAAAATATTTGGTAAATTGAAGTTTGTCCAATACAAGTGCCGACCTCTTTTCTTTGCAGGAATTAATGGTTCGTAATATGGTATTACATTTTCTACTACATATTTACCTTTAAAATGATGTTGTAAAAATAAAATTTCTTGATACAAACTCATATTTGGATATATTGGTTTTTTTCCATTAGCACCTATCCCCCAATACCTAGCTCTACTATGAGAAGGACAAGGTGGAGATGACCATATAAAGTCAAACTCTTTATAATGGCCTAACAAATATTGATGTGCATCAGTTACAATGACAGTATCATTTGGAAAACGTTCTTGATATAATCTTGCACATTCAGGGTCTAACTCAACCGCAGTAACTTGTATGTCTGTAACCTCATCCCATTTGTAACGATTGCCACCCAAAGAAGCATATAAATTAAGTATCTTCATTTTTGGAAATGTTTTCTTATTGCTGCTCCTAGTTCTGCGTTATTTGGATATATAGCGCACAAATAAGTTATACTATTACTGATAATATTTTCATTTTTATAGTAACTGTCTTTAACTTGTCTATGTTTATTTAAATTTATTTTGTTTTTCATCTTCCATAAATGTTTTGAATAATAAAACAAAGCAGCATCCAGCAATAAAACAAAGTATATGGGACAATAACATTAAGTAAAATATTTTGTTCATTTTTTAAAATTAGTTAATTTATTTTTAAGTTTAGCAGTTTCTTTATAAGCTTTAACGTTTTGCAACGTAATTAAAGTGTTTTTTTTATTAAGTTCATCAATTACATTTCTTAACTCTAATATTAATTTTAAACTGCTTTGCAACGTTTCAACAGCATCTAATTTGCTTTGAGTTACCTTCCCAACTTTTAAACTTGCTTGTGATTTTAAAAGTAATATTTCTAAATTGTTTTTTGTAATTGTAAAGTCTAAATCATTCATTGTTAAAATATTCTTAATTGTTGTTTATGTTGTTCTATTCTTTTTATAGCTGCTTCATAGTAATCTTTGTCAAGTTCACAAGCTGTTAAATCATATCCTAAATTGTGGCAAGCAATAGCAATACTTCCGCTACCTAAATGAGTATCTAATATTTTATCTCCTTCTTTTGCGTAATTCATTAAAAGCCACTCATAAAGTTTAACTGGTTTTTGTGTTGGGTGTATTCTTTTCTCAATGCCTATTCCATAATCATTTTCCATTTTAATATTCATTTTACCACCTTGAACATTACCTGACCATTGAAAATCAAACATTGTTATTCTATTTTGACAATTAGTTGCTGCAATATCTGCGTGTGAATATGTGCTTTTTAAAAATGGAGTAACCATCTTATTATGTATAATTCTGCCTAATCCAAATAAATCAAGATTAGTGCTATAATAATTACAACCCCAAATTATATGTTTTCTGCTTACTCTTAAAAGTTCCTCAAAATATTTTTTATTTGGTGGAAAATTATTCCATTTTTTTTGTTTATGACCTTTGGTGATTGTTCCGTTTTTTACTTTTTTACTTTTACTAAATCCTAAACCAATTCCATAAGGAGGGTCAACTATTGCAAGATCAAAATAATTATCTTCATACCTTGCCATTAACTTCATATTATCTTCATTAGTAATAGTCATTTTAATACGTTTACACCTCCAATTGTAAAGCCTAAACCATTATTGTAATCAAACCTTAAAGGCTCATTTAACATTGTTGGTTTTCCTCCAGTTTCTTTATCTTTAATTTTATATATATGAACCTCTGTCATCATCCAAAGCTTTTCATGTGAAATTAAGCGGTGCAAACAAATTAGATTATCGACGCGATTTGGGAACACTTGCCCGCCTTCACAATCTGCTTTTCTTGGTGGTTGTATATGTCCGTTCAAATCGTGATCTGGTGGGAAAACTCTCCTTGCTGCTTCAGTCTGCGGATGCATTGCTATAAACATTGTTTTGCCTGTTTTATTACAAAACTCCCTTACATCATTACATATTTGATAATTACGTTCAAACTGTGATATTCTTCTATCATGATTAATGCCTGTGTATGGATCAATTAAACAACCATCGCAATCTGTGTCTTCAAATATCTTTAATAGTTCTTTATGATTGTAAAGTTTTTTATTATCTACAAATTTAAAATACTTACTTATTTCATCATGATAAAATAAATATTCGTTTAAGTCTTTTATCTTTTCACCAGTCCACATTTGGATAATATCTCTTTTAAGTTGTCCTGGATTGTTTTCACCAGACCAAATACACCACTTTTTTTTATATAGTTTACTTAATGCTGTTAAATACCATAATATAAAATTTGTTTTGCCAACATTATCTAAACCTAAAAACATATTTACACTGCCTTTTTTATATAAAAAATACTCATCTAAAACACAATTAATACCAATACCTTTTTTTATTTTACCCTCTTTAAATGCTTTTAAATATGGTATTGTTGAATTGTCCTTTAATATCATTTATCGAGTAATTTTCGGAGTTCTGGTGTCATTTTCAATAAATTATCGTTTGCGTATTTATCTTCTCTTTTCTTTTCTTTTCTTAATGCTTTAGCGGTGCTTAAGCCCCCCTTGCGACCATTAACGACATTTCTTTTATGTTCTTTTAATCTTTCTTGATATTGTTCATCTAACCATTTTATTTTAATACTATCATTTTCAATCTTAAATAAATTAGCATCAATAAGTGCTTGCCATTGTTTTGGTATTAATGTTTTAATTTGTTCTAAAGTAATCTTACATTCTTTAGACCAATAATATAAACAAACTTTTAAAAAAGCTCCTTGCTCATCTAATTCCATAAAAGAGATCGTGCCTGTTAGCCATTGGTTAGGAAAAAATTTAAACCATGGTAATTTTTTCATAATTTAGTTTTTCTTTTGTTATATATATATCTTTCAGTTCTATAAATGGTATAGAATAATTATAAGTTATTTTATTTTTATTTATTGCTGCATGTATATTTTTTTTGCCATACTTGTCAAAAAGAATAACTTGATTATCATACCAAAATTTTTTAAGTTTTTTCCAAGGAAAGATATATATTTTATTATGATTTCTCCAACCATAAATAATAAAATCACATTTCTGTATTTTATTGATCCATCCTTTTTCTCCATTACTATGTGAAAATTCAATAAGTATATCTTTATAATATTTTTCTCTTAATTTAAACTGTATATTTTTTCCCTTTATAATAGCATCAATACCATTATATTCTTGTGTTAAATTAACATCCCAATCTATTGATTCAAATATAAATTTAGACCAGAAGTTTTTATCTTCTTTGCTTAAAGATTTATTAAGTTGTTTATTATAATCGTTCATTTTAAAATTATATTTGATTACCATAACTATACCAGCCCGTTCTTGGTTCTCTACAAAAAAGTTCAATTTTACTTTTATTGTAGTATGCTAAATCAATATAATCTGCAATTGAATCTGGTTTTTTACTGTGTTTACTTCTTTCTTCTTTAATAACACTACTTATTCGTATTGTTGAGTCTGGTGGTGAAAATTTACCTTTAACTCCAACCATTAATAATTCGTGCTGACCTCTGAACCAGTACCCCATACCAATTTTTTGTTTATCCCATATAGCATGGGTTTTATAAGTAAAACCCCAAGATTTCATCACATTTAATGCTTCAATTAATTTTGGTGCTGTTGCCCACATAAATAAAACGCAGTTATCTTTTGCTGGAACTTTCATATTAGCTATATCATTATTATCCATTGTAGTGTATTGATTTTCAATTTTTCTATTAGAAGTTTCTGCAAAATCATACCTCCATGGAGGATCAGCATAAATGACATCAAATTTTTCGGGTATGTTATTTAGATCAACATTATTAACACCTTTTTCAATATTAATTCTTATTTGCTTAAGTTCCTCTTTTTTAATTATTTTTCTGATTTCAGATTGAACTTTGTTAGGTGTTATTACTTCTCCCTTTTGTTCTATTTCATCCATTACTTGATTAGATAATTCTTCTTCTCTATTTATTAAACGTGCATTAGAAGATTCATCTTTTGTTACAGGCATTTTATGAAGGTTGGTTTGTTCTACCTTCATCTTTGTATATTTATTTTTACCCCCCTGTGGGTAGTTTTCATCTAACCAAGAACCTTTTTTTCTTTCAATATCAATTCTAAATTTGCCTATTTCATTTTGTTTGTCAAGTGCAAGTTTGTTTCTTTTTGCAAATTCTGCTGCGGCTGCGGCTGCTGATTCATGTGTTTTTACCTCTTCAAAAGTTTCTGCTAGTGCTAGTTCTTTTTTCCAAGTTTTAAGTTTTTCAAGTTGTTTCATAAATATATTTTTCTAGATCGTTTAAGTTATTATAGTTGTAAGTTGGTTTATTAATATAGTCCATTTCATTTTCGTAATAAGATTCTTGCTTACTTCCAAAATAAACAATTTTTACTTTTTGAATTTTAGGCCATAAAACATTTCTTGTAAATTTTAATGAAAGGCCGAATGTATCTCTAATATAATATTCATCATAACCTTTTTTTAATAAATTGGTGATGCGAAATTTTACCACATCACCAAAATTGTTATATTTTTCTTGTGAACTCATATTTTAACGTTAACCCATTTTTTTGAAATCTATTTAATATTATATCAACTTTAAAAGGGTAAGTCATCTTCTTGAACTTCAGTTTGTTTTTTTTCTGGTTTCCACGTATCTACACTAATACTAACGTTTTTTCCGTACTGATCCGCTTCTTGCTTTATATTAATATTTAACTTTACAAATTTATTTCCGTTATATTCTTCAATATATTTAGCAATTTTTGCAGGGTTAATTGTTACTTTTAACCAATTGTCACTCATTACTTTACCACTACCGCAGTAAATTATTTCTTCTTTATTCATCTGTTATTGTTTTTATTAATTCGTTAAACTTATCTTTTTTTATTACAACATAATTATTTTCTTTTAAAAAAGTTATGCTTTCTTTTATCTTTGACTCCTTAATCCTATAAGTGTCAAATATTTCGTTATTAATTACCATTTTTTAAATTATTTCTTCTATTTCTGTTTTTACTTCTATTATTGAACTATTATAATGTTTTCCATCCCATTCTTTAAACTTTTCAGTTAAATAGTCATAGTCCATCCAGCCTTTAAATAATAAACTATCATCTAATTTATAAACTTGTACATTAAATGGAGTTGTTGTTTCTATAGCTATTATATAAGCTTCACAATCTTTTCCAAACTGATCTTGATACATTGCTAACTGCATTTTGTAATCGTTGTAATATAAATCACGTTCAAAACGTTTTCCAGCATCTGTGGTTGTTTTAATGTCAACAACGCATTGTTTACCTTCATAAGTTGTTATAATGTCTGCAAAGCCCTTAAAATTAACTTCTTTATATTTCCAATTAAGCTCTAATTCTTTAGCTGTTGCATTTTCTAACATAGTTTTAACTATATCATGTTTCATAGCATTATTTAAAATATTATTTGCTGCATCAAGTTCAGATTGTTTAATAATTGTTTTATCTTGGTTGGTTTGGCTAAATTCTTGCCATGCTTTGCCAGCACGTCTTGCACCTTCAAAAACTGCAAAGTCGTTGCCAAATGTATCGGGCTGTAAAATTAATTTATGTACTAATGAACCAAACTGCATTGCATCAGTTGTTTTAAATTCATTATTCCAATAAGCTAATAAATGATTAGGCGATTTTTTAAATTGTGTTAGTGCGCTATAACTTAAATTATTTTTTTTCATAGTTTTTTATTTTATTGTTAATGTATTTAAATTATTAAGATCGTCATTCATGTTTTCAGCAAACCAATTAGGTTGAGGTTTTAAATAACTTGGAAGCTCTAACCCTAAATGATCGGCCATCATTATTTTAAAGTCAATTAATTCATCATCATTTAATTTAGGATAAACTCTTTCCCTTAATCTTTTAATTAATTTTTCTGCTTGTTTGTTTCCTTTACTTTCTTTTTTCATAGTTTTAAGTTTTATTTATTCAAATATATATAATTATATTTATAAACGCAAATTATTTTTATTGTTTTTTAAAATTGTCTGCTTCTACATCTGAATAAATGCCGTATTCATAAGCGTTAATTAATTTTAATGTTAAACGATCTTTTAGTCTCTTTTCTGCCATTGCATAAGGATAGGGAGCTTTGCAGTTTTCTGGTGAAGCTTCACCTGTACTCCAAATAATTTTATTACCACGTTTTGCATCTCCAACAATCGCAACATCTTTGTTGCTATCTCTATATATTGTAGGCGCACCAAATTGAATGTTCTCTTTTGCTGCTATCTTTTCGCATGCATCGTGAGTAATTATCCACATTGATCGCGAACCTCTTTTTAATTCCCAAAAGTCCTCTTTTGTTAAATTGTATTTTTGTGCTATTTCTTTAATTTTCATAGTTTCTAATTTTAGTTAATATTCTTTTTATTTTATTTATTCTCTTTTTATTATAGTTAATATTTAATAGTTTCATTTCTTTACTAATTATATTAATTAACTCAATATAACGATCAAATCTATTTTTATGAATTTCTAAATCATTATTTGAAAGCCTAAAGTTTGGGCTGTTTATTATTCTTTTATTCCAATTAGCTTGAATTATAATATTAATTAACCTTTGTTGTAAAATATTATGTCTTTCGTAACGTTCCCAATGTTCCATATAGTCATTGTGATTATTATAAAAAGCGTATGACTCCATAATTAATTATTTTTATTATAGTTTTCCATTAACTCTAGTAATACCTCGCTGTATGAGCGTCTTCCATTATTTCTACATTTCTCTTGAAATTCTATAAGTATTTCAATTTTATCTGCCTTTATATAAAAGGTCCTTGTCGTATATTTTATTTCTCTGTTCATTTTATTTGTTTTTAATCTTATTTTGAAAATTTCCGATCTATTTCATTAAATAAATCCGAAATAAAATTTTCATTATTATATTTTTTAATAATCTGTTCATTTGTTGAATCGTCTATATAGTATGTATGATTATTAATAGTTATATAAACTGAATCTTGTGATCTAATATCTATTTTCATAATTGTTTTTTTTGTAAATATATATATAAATATAATACAAATTACAAAACACACAAAAAAAATATAATTATAAGTTAAAATAAATGTGTTATTCTCGCAACCTGTCCGAATTGCTTATGAAATAAAAAGCTTTCAATTGCTTTGTTATTGCTAGATTGGTAACCGCTTTTGTGATGCCATGAGTCTGCCTCTGATGGGCTTCTTAAACTTTCTATAGTGCAACCAATTAAATCTTTATTACTTATTTTGTGGTGAACATGCTGTGTAAACATATAACGGTATTTAGTGCTGCTCCAGTCTCTACATTCATCAGCCATTAACATAGGCAATAAATCCCATTTTATTCTATCTCCATGAGTGCTACCAACTAAAACATTTCCATAAGTGTAGTATTTACGCATAGTATAGTCAATGTCGAAAGTTATATTTTTACTTTTCCTAAAATGGGCTTGTAGAACTTGTGCCATTAAAAAGCCTGTGACATGATCATGATTCCCTGCTGTAAACATTAAATGAACGTCTGCAATAGTTAATAATATTTCTATTATTTCAACCATTAATTTTTTAGCTATTATAAAATTGTCACTAAATAAACCATCTGTTTGCTGAATAGTTCCCTTTGTAGTTGTTTGCCCTCCATCAACATGCAACAAATCACCAGATAACAAAAAAACAATTTTGTCAATGTTAAACCCTTCTGCTTTTTGAATGCATCCTCTAACGCCCTGCAAAGCTCTAATGACTGCAATTTGATTGTTGTATTCTTGACCACTTACAAAAGTTCTGCATAACTTACCAATATGCAAATCACTCGGACAACAAAAGAACAAATGTCCATCTTCAATTTTTTTTCTCTTTATTTTTTTGTAATTAGGTGAATAGTTTTCTAAATCTTGAACTAATTTTTTAAATAACTTTTTATAGTCTTCTTCCTCTTTTTTAGGTAATTTAAAATATAAACTAGCATTTTTATTTTTTATCCATCCACTGTGCAATGTGCTAGGGTCCAAACCTTCTTTTTCACATTCATGTTTAGCCCTTCTATATTCGTGTATTATTTCAGCTTCATCAGGTTTTAGCCTATACCTAGGATTGTTCTGCTTCTGTTCTTTGTATCTTTTAGAATGTAGTTTATTTCGATCTAAACCCAAAAGTAAATGTTTTAATTTTTTCGCATTGAACTACCAAAGTAAAATCCAAAAATACTTAATACAATTCCTTCACATAAACCAATTAAAGTGTAAAATGTCTTTTCGTTGTGCTCTGGTATAGTAATATAAACAATTGCATAAACTAAAAAAACAAACGTTCCTAAACCAACCAAACCAGTTAAATTGAACATAAAGTCAAACTTTTTAACCTTTGCAATTTCTACTTCTCTTTTTCTTGCACTGTCTCTGTCTTCAACTTCAAGTTTGTACGATTCAATAATTTGTTTATGTAATTCTTGTTTTTCTTCTTTTGATAAACTAGGTTCAGTATCAATAAGATTTTTGACTATACCCAAAACACCTTTTTCGGGCAGTAAATCTTTTGCAATCTCAAAAACTTTTGGCGCTTTATTTTTTAATAATTTACCAATTTTAGTTTCTTTAATTTTTTTCATTCTTTGCTTTCTTTCTTCTTTTTAGCTTTTTGACCTGCTGCGCTTTTTGGTTTAAATCCTTGTGGCTGAAATCTTAAATACTCTACTTCCGCATCAAAACAAGGGCACTGCTTTAAAAATTCAAACTCGTCAATTTTACCATCGTTATTTTTATCAGGTGACAAATCCCTGTGGCCATGAATTTTCGCATCTGGATAAATATGTTTTAGCTGTTTAATCATTTTAATTAATAGCTCTTTTTGTCTTTCAGTTCTTGTATCTTTTGCTTTTCCGTTACTATCTAAACCACCAATATAACATATTGCAGCAGCATATTTATTATGCCCTCTAACACTAGCAGGAATCCTGCCTAATGGCCTTCCAAATTCAATTTGTTGATGTCCAATAATATAATGATAACCAATGTCGGACCAGCCCCTGTTTAAATGCCATCTTCTAATTGTGTCAGCTGTTATTGCTTGACCTTCTTTTGTTGCACTACAGTGAATATGTATTTCTTTAATTACTCTCATTTTTATTTCTTTTTTGAACTCTTTTTTTTGCATTAGTAACTAACCTTTCACTCATTTTAGCAACCTTAATACGAAGCTGAATATTTTCTTCAATCAATAATTCAATTTTATTTTCTAACTGTTGTATTTTATTTGTTAGTATTTCGATCTGTTGCGCATACACATTCTCCTCTCGTTCTTCTTTCTTTGCCCCAATATCAATTTTATGTTTTATTATTGTCCAAACTTCCTTAAGTCCTAAAGCTGAAATGACACCAGCCAAGGCAATCCATATATTATTCTCATCCATTACTATTTTATTTACCTTGTCCACGATATTTTTTCTTATATCCCTTTTTACCTTTACTAGCATTTTTGCTATGTATACCCTTTCTGCTTTTTTTCGGTCTTGCTAATATGCTAAAAATATATTTCATTCAATAGGTTCACTCCATTGATCTGTTGACATTAGTTCTAAAACTTCGGTATAACTTAAAACCTCAACAGGTGTTACCGTTCCATCACTAATGAATGTTGGTGCTGTATTGTATTTAATTACAAATTGTGTTTCATCTAATGACTTTCTTATTGTGTTTTGACTTGTTTCGCCAACTTGTGAGAAATCAACGTTTGCTAAATCTGAAATGTTTAAAATTGTATATGTTCTGTTATTTTTCATTTTTTATATTTTAAGGTGTATCAGCTTTTCTGTCTGTTTCTTCCATGTTGTTACTAGTTGCATTATTTCCTCCACTACCCTGGTCAGTTAGTGTCCAACTTCCACCGCTAAATGTAGCTTCCTCGCCCATACGATACCACGCCACAGGATTTAATGAAGATATATCAGTAGGTGAACCAGTTCCATAAATTGTGTTAATATCTGTTTGAGATAATATTGAATTAAATGTAGAAACCTCATCAACTAAACCGTTAAAAGTTCCAGTAGAAGTACCTGGTTTATTTCTACCTATTGTTAAATCACTTTCATACAATCTAGTACTAAAAGCTGTTAAAAATTGATGTTTTGTTGGATTTGTTGGATTTTTTTGCCAATCTCTACGAGTGCCATTTAAATAACAGA